ATGCCTTTGTGATTTTTATCAATTTGGCTGGATACCACGCTAAATTTTGGGTGATTGACTTAGCGCGATTAAGCAAATTTTTCTGCGAGGCAAGTTGCTGACGCTCCAAGGCTTCCGGTTAGAGAGGATGAGCAAGGAGCAGAAGCATGCTCCGCGATGAGAGCGGAGAGCGGAGAGCGGAGAGCGAGGGCTCGCGCCATGCTGTTTCCCTGGTACTGGCTCTCGCGGCGCACCCGTAGGACTCTCGCCACCGGAATCTTGCCCAGGGACCGACAGCCTGCAGCCTGTTGCTGGCACACCATGACAGCTCTGAAGCAACAGGAGCAATGAATGGCGATTTCAGAAAAGATCCAGGATCTGCGCAAGTGGGATGACTCTCGCAAGGGTTTCAAGGGAGAGCACTGGTTGGTGCTCGGTGCTGGCCTCTTGGCGCTGCGCCACGCCCGGCGCGCAGAAAGTGGCATGGGCCGCCTTGTGAGTGGGGCTCTGGGTACTGCACTCATCGCGCGGGCTGCAACAGGCCGCGACGGTGTGCAGGGAACGGCAGAGCGCTTGGCTGCAAAGCCCACGCTGGCCGAGCGCCTGCAGATCGCCGCGCGCCGCCTGTAGATGTGCAGATAGAGGAAGCCGGCCTTGCTGCCTTGAGGCCAGAGCGCTGCAGGAGTTGCGCTCCAGTGTGTTGATCAAAGAAGCCCTCTGCCAGACCGGTCAGGGCTTTTTTCATTCTTGGCACCAGACGCGCGCCCCACATGGGTAGCACACTAATAGTTAATAGTTTTCGATAAATGAAACGAGGCTATCAATTGTTAATTTTTGTTAACTAAATGCTATTTTGTATCTGATGATCCTGCGGTGGGGCCTGCACCAAGGAGGTTGCGTGCCCGCTTGAAAACTTAGGGGCATAACGCCCCGTCGCGGAGATCATCAAATGGTAGGACTGGGTAAGCGTAGCTTTGCTTCGCTGGTTCTGAGCGCAGCGGTGTGTGGATCGGCATGGGGGCAGATGGTCGTGCCGCCGGGGAGCAGCATTGATCTTGCTGGTGGCTCTTTCCAACTTCCGTGCACGGCGGTCGTCATGCAGGGCGAGTTGACTTTGGGTACGGGGAGTTTTGACACCGGTTCGTTCGCTTTCGACTCCGGGGCTTCGGTCACTGGGACGGGGGGGCAACTGAACGTCAGCGGGGACCTTACGAGCACCGTCCCGTTGAACCTTGGGACCAGCAGCATAGTCCTGTCGGACAGCTGTGCGCCCGGTTCTGTCCTGCAGCTGAGCGGCAACATCGTCGTGAAAGATCTCACGCTGATCAGCACCACAGCCACCCCGCCCACCATCGTCTTGCCGGCGGGCACCAACCTGACGGTTCTTGGAACGCTGACTCTGGGCACTCCTGGTCGGCCGGTCGTGCTGACTTCGTCTGGCCCTGGCACTGCCGTCGTCACGATGGGGCCTGGCGCCACGTTGTCGAATCCCAGCGGTAGCGCCGTACCTGGAAATGTGCAGATCGGGGCACCGGTGGTGACTTCTCCGGCAAGCATCCCCACGCTCAGTACCTATGGGCTGATGTTGATGAGCTTGATGCTTGGTGGTCTGGCCCTGGCTCGCCAACGTCGTAGCCGTACAACACTCTGAGCTGTTCATTCTCTCTCTTCATCCTGGGCTCGTAGGTCTGGCGCAGGGTGCCCAAGTGCTTTATCTCAACGGCAGCTGAACTATGTCCCGTAAAGAAATCAACGTACCTTCTCGCCTGATTTTTGCTTTGTGCCTGAGCGCTGGCTTCCTCGCGCCTGTCGCGCACGCTGCTGATGTCAGCATCACCATGCCTCCAGGCGGAAATTTCATTATCAAAAATTCGGCAGGGGCCGAGCGTCTGCGTGTACAGAACACAGGTGAAGTCGTGGTTCCGGCTTTGCCGGCCGATACAGCCACTGGCAGCCAGCTGCTGTGTGTCGATGGCGTGACGGGACAACTGGTGCATTGCGCTCCAGGCATTGGCGCAGGAGCCACGGGTGCGACGGGGGCAACAGGACCCACTGGCGCCACAGGGGCTATCGGTCCCGTGGGTCCTACAGGCGCAGGGGCGACGGGAGCCACGGGCTCGACAGGTGTTACTGGAGCGACAGGCGTAACGGGGCCGACGGGCGCCACGGGCGTGACGGGAGCCACGGGTCAGACGGGCGCTACTGGTGAGACAGGCGCGACAGGCCCAACAGGTGCGACGGGCGCCACGGGTGCCACCGGCCCCACGGGCAATACCGGTGCCATAGGTCCGCAGGGTCCTCAGGGCTTGCAGGGTATACAAGGCGTCCAGGGTGTCCCCGGCACCACAGGAGCTTCGGGCAATGTGGGTGCGACGGGTCCCCAGGGTATTCAAGGCGAGACCGGTGCCACGGGCGCGACAGGGCCTGCTGGTCCTGCCGGCGGCGGCGTGACCTTGGTTGACGCCAACAATGTGACCCTGGGTAAGGTGGTGAGCGCGGCGCGGAATAACATCACTCTCGTGACCAGCACGGGCCACCTGATGGTGATGTCCTGGGATGGGACGCTTCCCAACGCTCAGATCTATTACAAAGGCACGGGCCCTGGCAACTGCTCAGGTGAAGGTTACTTGAATTCAGGCAGTCCCACGACGGCAAGCTCCATCTACGCCAAGACGGTTGTATGGTCGCTTTCGCTGGGCTCATTCATGGTGACCTCGGCGACACCTCAGTCCAACGGAACGGTCCTGGCCGTTATGCCGACAGGTATCACAGGGTTTGACAATTCGAGTTGCGGAACCTCTACCGGGGGCCAGTACGGCTGGCTGCTGCAGCCCGTTACGGCAGCTCAGATTGGCCTTCCCTCGCCGATCGTTGCGCCCTTGAGGCTGCAGTAGGCGCAAAAGCTAGTCTGTGATGGAAGCAGGGCCCGCAATTGCGGGCCTTGTTTTATGTTACGTGTCATCAGGACTCCGCGCCAGGATCGGCACACGACTCGTGTTCAGCGCAGTACGCCTGTATGCCCTGCGACAGAGCTGCTTCCTCAGGGTTGTTTTGCGGAATGCCGTCCCAAGCCTGCCAGCTTCGGGAGGATGAGCAAGGAACAAAAGCAGGCCCCGCAGTGGGAGCGCATCGAGCTGGACTACAGGGCTGGCATCAAGAGCCTGAGGCAGATCGCAGCGGAGCAGGGCATCAGCGAGGGGGCGATCCGCAAGCGGGCCAAGCGTGACGACTGGAGCCGTGACCTGTCGGAGCGCATCCAGGAGAAGGCAGAGCAGCTGGTACGCAAAGAGGCGGTACGCAGCGAGGTACGCGCGGAGCGTACTGCGTCCGAACGTGAGGTGGTGGACGCGAATGCGCAGGCTGTGGCCACCATCAGGCTGGCGCACAGGCGGGACATCCAGCGGGCGCGCAAGATCACCAATGCGCTGCTGGACGAGCTGGAGCAGATGGCAGACGCGGACACGGTGGCCTACCTGCAGGAGCTGGGCGAGATGCTGCGCTCGCCCGACGACAACGGCATGGACAAGCTGAACGACCTCTACCAGAAGGTCATCAGCCTGCCGGAGCGATCCAAGACCATGAAGGTGCTGGCCGAGAGCCTGCGCATCGTGGTAGACATGGAGCGCCAGGCCTTTGGCATGAACGACAAGGACGCGGGCAAGGGGCCGAACGGCGGCGGCAACGTGGGCCACTTCGAGCTGCACTTCGTGGATGCGCCCGCGCGTGAGCACGATCCGCGAGACGGGGAGGGCGCATGAGCTTGCTGTCTGCCAGCATGCAGGCCGCGCATCTGGCCGTCGAGGACCCGGAGCCAGATTTTGCCGAGGACTACGAGGTAGACCGCTCGCGCGTTCGTGTCGAGTTCCCCTCCAAGCTGCGCGGCCTGTTCCAGCCCAAGCGCTTCAAGGTCATGTACGGCGGGCGCGGCGGGGCCAAGTCCTGGTCTGTGGCCATGGCCCTGCTGGTGATGGGCAGCAATCGGCCGCTGCGCATCCTGTGTGCGCGCGAGATCCAGAAGTCCATGCGCGACTCGGTGCACCGCCTGTTGTCTGACCAGATCGCGGCATTGGGCCTGGGCGGCTTCTACGATGTGCTGGACACGGAGATCCGCGGCGCCAATGGCACGCTCATCTTGTTCGCGGGCCTGCAGAGCCACACGGTGGACTCGATCAAGTCCTATGAAGCCATCGACATCGTGTGGGTGGAAGAGGCCCAGAGCGTCAGCGCGCGCAGCTGGGAGGTGCTGGTGCCGACCATCCGCCGGCCCGGCTCGGAAATCTGGCTCACGCTCAACCCGGACTTGGCCACGGACGCCACTTATGCCCGGTTCATCGATGCGGCCGACAGCGACACCTGGCTGTGCGAAATCAACTGGCGGGACAACCCCTGGTTCCCCGAGGTGCTGGAGAAGGAGCGCCGCCGGCACTTCAAGCGCGACCCGGACACTTACTGGAACGTGTGGGAAGGCCGCCCCAAGCGCACCCTGGCCGGCGCGATCTACGCCAAGGAGGTGGAGCGCCTGTACAACGACGACCGCGTGTGCCTGGTGCCCTACAACCCCAAGCTACCCGTGCACACGGTCTGGGACCTGGGCTGGGCCGACAACATGGCCATCGCGTTCGTGCAGCGCACAGCCATGGATTTCCGCGTCATCAACTTCATGCAGGACAACCAGAAGACGCTGGAGTGGTACGTGGAGCAGATGGAGAAGCTGCCGTACCGCTGGGGCACGGACTTCCTGCCGCACGACGGCGCCCACGGCGACTTCAAGACCGGGCAGACGGCCCAGCAGATCCTGGAGGACATGGGCCGCGAGGTCGAGGTGCTGGAGCGCGCGGGCCTGGAGTCGGGCATCCGCCTGGCGCGCGGCATCTTCGCCACCGCCTACGTCGATGAGAAGCGCTGCGCCGCGCTGCTGGAGTGCCTGAGCCGATATCGGCGCCAGATCGACCCGCGCACGAACGAGCCAGGGGCGCCGCTGCACGACGAGGCCAGCCACGGCGCGGACGTGTGGCGCTACATCAACATGGCCCTACCGCTGATGGACAACGACACCCAGGGCGCGAAGCCCAGGAAGCCGCGCGGAGGCGGCATGGCGCGGTGATCCCGTACCAAGCCTGCCAGTTTCGCGGGCATGCCTGCATGTATCGACCTGCGCAAAGCGCACCTTCACCGCCAGCATGGGGACCTGCTGGCCGTCTACACCTGGATCAACGCCGAGCGCGCGCTGGTCCTGATTCCGGCCTACCGCCCAAAATCACCCTGGTACGTGGTGATGGAGAGCGCGGCCTATCTCTACGATGACCCGGCCTACCTGGCCCGCGCCTGCGTCAAGGCCTGCGAGGTGCTGGGCATCGAGCCCAACCGTCCGAACTGGGTGCGCGTGGCCACCATCGTCAACGAGGGCCTGCCCGACCTGGTGAGCATGCCCAGCGAACCCACATGGCAGCGCGCGGGCCAGGAGTTCGGCACCCTGGTGGTCAAGTCCGATGGCAAGGAAATCGCGGCCGAGGCCCTGACCATCCCGGACCTGGGGGCCGAATATGTCCCAGCTTGAGGCCCGCTTCAACCGTCGCGCGGGCGTGGGCGAGCGCATCCTGAACGACGTGCCGCTGGAGTTCGACGCCGACGAGGAGAGGCCGCCGCACCCGTTGGACCAGCCCGAGGCCCGCAAGACCCTGCGCAAGCTCCTGAGCTGGTACTACCGCGAGCGTGAGATCCAGGCCGAGAACCGCCTGCAGATGTCCATCGACGCCGACTACTACGACGGCGACCAATGGGACCCGGCCGACGCGGCCACGCTGGAGGAGCGCGGCCAGGTGCCCCTGGTGTTCAACGAGGTGGCCGTGATGTGCGACTGGCTCATTGGCACGGAGCGCCGCGCGCGCGTGGACTGGAGCGTGCTGCCGCGTGCGGAGGACGACGTGCAGCTGGCCGATGTGAAGACCAAGGTGCTCAAGTACGTCAGCGACGTGAACCGCACCACCTTCAACCGCTCGCGCGCCTTCGAGGACACGGTGAAGGTGGGCGTGGGCTGGGTGGACTCCGGGGTGCGCAACGACCCCACCAAGGACATCATCTATGACAAGTACGAGGACTGGCGCAATGTGCTCTGGGACTCGATGGCCATGGAGCCGGACCTGAGCGACGCGCGCTACCTGTTCCGCACGCGCTGGGTGGACGAGGACGTGGCCATCACCATGTACCCGCAGCGGCGCGACGTGCTGGAGCGGGCCGTGCTGCGCGAGGAGGAGTTCAGCGCCCAGCAGTGGGCCGAGGATGAATTCTTCTTCCAGGGCCACACCAGCGAGCGCCACGTCAGCGGCACCAGCGGCAGCTACCTGGCCGGCGGGCGCGGCAACATCGACAGCGAGGCACGGCGCCGCGTGCGCCTGATCGAGTGCCAGTTCCGCATGCCGGCGTCCGTCCAGGTGGTGACCAGCGGCCCCTTCAAGGGCTCGTTCGTGGAGCCCTGGGACCATGCGCTGCGAGCCGTGGTGGGTGCGCACGGCGGCTCCATCGTGGAGCGTGTCGCCATGCGCATGCACGTCGCGGTCTTCACCGAGGGTCATCTGCTGGCCCTGGGCCCAACGCCCATGCGCCACAACAGTTTCAGCCTGACGCCCATCTGGTGCTACCGGCGCGGCCGCGACCGCATGCCCTATGGCGTGGTGCGCCGCGTGCGCGACCTGCAGATGGATCTGAACAAGCGGGCCAGCAAGGCGCTGTTCCTGCTGTCCACGAACCAGATCTTTGCGGAGAAGGGCGCCTTCGATGACATCAACGAAGCGCGCGAGGAGGTCAACCAGCCGGACGGCGTGGTGATCTACAAGGCCGGAAAGAAGTTCGAGGTCCACCGTGACAGCGAGATGGCCGCCGGCCAGGTGCAGATGATGACGCTGGACGGCCAGGCCATCCAGAAGTCCGCAGGCATCAGCGACGAGAACCTGGGCCGGCGCACCAATGCCGTCAGCGGGCGCGCGATCGAGGCCCGCCAGCTGCAGGGCTCGGTCGTGACCACGCAGCCCTTCGACAACCTGCGCTTCGCTGTGCAGATCCAGGGCGAGAAGCTGCTGAGCCTGGTGGAGCAGTGGTACACCGAGGAGAAGGTGATCCGCCTGTCCGGCCACAAGGGCCGGCTGGACTGGGTGAAGGTCAACCAGCCCGAGGTCCAACCAGACGGGAGCGTGCGCTACCTGAACGACATCACGGCCAGCATGGCCGACTTCGTGGTGTCCGAGCAGGACTATTCGGGCACGCTGCGCCAGGTCATGTTCGAAAGCCTGAACCAGCTGGCGGGCCGGCTGCCGCCCGAGGTGGCCATCCGCATCATGACGCTGGCCATGGAGTACTCGGACCTGCCGAACAACGACCTGGTGGCCGACGAACTGCGCAAGCTGACCGGCGAGCGCGACCCCAACAAGCCCCTCACGCCCGAGGAGCAGCAGCAAGTCCAGCAGCAAATGCAGGCCCAGGCCGAGGCCCTGCAGATGCAGCAGGAGAGCGCGCGCCAGGCGCTGGCCGAGCAGCAGGCCAAGGTCCGGGAGATCAACGCCCGCGCCGAGAAGCTGGAAGCCGAGGCCGAGCAGCTGCGCGCCGCCGGCGGCAACCCGGCGCTGGCCCAGCAGATGGAGGGCGTGGCCGCCACCGTGCGCCGCGATGCCGACCTGGAGCTGGACGAGCTGCGCCGCAAGCTGGCCAAGACCCAGGCCGACCTGGCCAACAAGACGCTGCAGATCAAGGGCGACCAGGACGTGCGCCTGCAGGTGGCGCACATCGAGGCCGACTCGCGCGAGCGCGTGGCCCAGATCCAAGCGCAGAGCCGCCAAACGCTCGACGCCATGTCGGGCCGGCTGAACCAATTCGACAACAAGGACTGATATGGATCGAGAAACCATCGTGCGCACGGCGGCCGTGGAGGGCGCCAAGGCGGCGCCGCCGGTCACGGTCGTGGCCACCAACGTGGCCAACGGCTGGACCATGACCCACACCGCCACGGCCCTGACCATCCTCTACGTGGTGCTGCAGGTCATCTACCTGCTTTGGCGCTGGAGCAATGAGCGCGAGGACCGCCGGGCGCGCCAGGCGCAGGAGCTGGCCGCAGCATGCGAGGCGCGGCCATGAGCGGGAGCCGAGTGCCGGCCGCAGGCCTGGGCATTGGCGCCGCCATCCTGGCGTCCTGGATCGCGGTCGAAGGATTCAGCGCAGCGCCCATCATCCCAGTGCGCGGCGACGTGCCCACCATCGGCCATGGCGCCACGCGCTACGAGGACGGCACGCGCGTGACCATGGCAGATCCTCCCATCACCAGGGAGCGCGCCCGAGACCTGGCCGCCAACCTGCTGGAGCAGCAGTACGGGGCCTGCGTGCGCGATTCCCTGGGCGGCACGCGGGTGCATCCGGCCGAGTTCGCCCAGGCGGTGGACTTCGCGGGTCAGTACGGCTGCGGGGCTTGGCGCGGCTCTTCGATGCTGACGCGCACGCGGGCCGGCGACTACGCCGGTGCCTGCCAGGCCTACCTGGCCTACCGCTTCATGACCAGCGCCCAGCCCCTGCAGGGCTACAGCGCCTACCAATGGAGCGCGGGCGGGAAGCCCACGCGGTGGCGCTTCGATTGCTCTGCACCCGGCAACAAGGTTTGCCGCGGCGTCTGGACTCGCCAGCAGGCGCGGCACGCCGAATGCATGGACGCGCAGCAGTGAGCGTGCGCGCCATCACCCATCTGGCCGCCGCAGGCCTGGCCGCGTTCCTGGCCTGGAGCTACCAGGGCGCGCGCCTGGGAGCCGACTTGGCCGAGGCCCGCGCTGCAGCTGTTGGCGAAAAGCTGGCTATCAGCACAGCCCAGCGCGCGGCCGACGCCCGAGTGCGCCGGGCAGAGCAGTCCATCAACACCAACTACCAGGAGGCGCTGAATGCAGCCCGGACCCGTGAGGCGCTGCTGCGCCGTGATCTTGATCAGCTGCGCGCTGTCTCTGACAGCCTGCGCGAGCAATCCGCAGATGCCGCCCGCCGACTTGCCAACGCTCCCCCCGCAGCCGTCCTTGAGTACGCCGCTGCCCTCGAAGTCGTATTTGGAGACTGCGCAGCATCGTATGCGGGAATGGCAGAGCAAGCTGAAAAACACTCGTTTGATGTGCGAATGCTTTTAGATGCTTGGCCGAGAATATATAGCCCTTGAGGCTACTCTGCTACATATTAAGGCGTATCAGGTGCATTTAGCTGCTTTCTTTCCGAGGATGGTAATTTAATGGTCTCAGTCAATTTTTTCTCCAATTCGTGACTAAGGGCGATTTTCTCTTTGTTTAAAGTTACGCTTGACTGACCATCTAATATCACAGAAAGTTCTTTTGAAATCATTAGGGCGGATTTTTCGATATTCTTCTTGATCTCTTCGGTTTCTATGCCGG